TAAAAAGTTATTTCTATGATGAGATTATTCAAATTGATTCATTTGAAGATGACACTTATGATTTAGAAATACCAGATGGACATTCTTTTGTTAGTAATGGTATAATTTCGCATAACACAGGTGGTAAGGTTGTGGTAATATCAACACCAAATGGTTATGATAGAATATATTATGAGATATATGACCAAGCATTGCGTAATATGAATGAGTTCAAGATTACTGAAATGGTTTGGTATAGGGATCCAAGATATACAAAAGATTTATTTATGGTTAAGACAAAAGATATGATTCATTATCTTTTGAATAAAGAAGAATATACCAAAGATGATATAATAGATTTATCCCATGAAAATTCATATGAAAGAGACCATCAAAAAGTAATTGAATATATTGAAGAAGGTTATAAGCCATGTTCATCTTGGTATGAGGGGATGGTGAAGAAATTGAAATATGATAAAAGAAAAGTTTCACAAGAGATTGAAAGTAATTTCTTGGGTTCTGGTGATAATGTATTTGATTCAGAATTATTGACAAATATTTTAAAAAATCAATTGGCTAACCCCATATCAAAATTAATGGGTAATAGTTTATGGATGTTTAAAGAACCAGAAAATGGGCATAGGTATGTTGCAGGTGTTGATGTATCTAGGGGAGATTCAGAAGATTTTTCAACAATACAGATTATTGATTTTGACACACAAGAACAAGTATTGGAATATGTGGGTAAAATACCCCCAGACATACTAGCAGAAGTTGTTTATAAATGGTGTACAATGTATAGGGCATTTGTTGTTGTTGATTTGACTGGGGGAATGGGAGTTGCAACATCTAGGAAATTACAAGAAATGAATTATCCAAGTTTATATTATGATAATGTTGATACAAATAATAAATGGAAGTATGACCCAAAAATGTATGAAAGAATTCCTGGAATAAATTTTAATAATAAAAGAGTTCAAATGATTGCATCTTATGAAGAGGCACTAAGGCATGGCTTTAAAATTTATTCAAATAGACTATACAATGAAATGAATACCTTTATATATATAAATGGAAGACCAGATCACCAAAAGGGGCATCATGATGATTGTATTATGGCAATAGCAATGGCTACTTATGTTGCAGAAAAGTCTTTTCAAGTTTTGGAAAAAGTTACAAACCACACAAAGGCAATGATTAATTCTTGGAGTTCATATACAAATACATATACAGAACAATCATTATATTTTAATCCAATGATACCAAATGGAAATGGAAATAAAACCATAAATACACCAAATGTAAATGATTACCAAAAATATAATTGGTTATTTGGTGTAAGATAAATATAATATATTATGAGTAATAATGAAAATCTAACAGTTTGGCAAAGGTTATCTGCAACTTTTGGACCAAATTCTCTTTTAAATCAAGATATTCCAACATACAAATTTGATAAAAAAGAGTTATTAAGAACACAGAATAAAGATGAGTATGAAAGGGAAAAATTACAAGCCCAGCAATCATTTTATTTATCAAATCAATGGGCAAAGATTGATAACCACTTATATACCCAAGCTGTATATTATGAACCTACAAGATTAGCATCTGTTTATGATTTTGAAAGTATGGAGTATACTCCAGAAATTGGGGCAGCATTAGATATATATGCTGAAGAATCAACAACAGCAAATGAAGATGGTCATATGTTACAAATATATTCTGAATCAAAAAGAATTAAATCAGTATTAACTGATTTATTTAATAATGTTTTGGATATAAACACATCATTACCTATGTGGACTAGGAACACAGCTAAATTTGGTGATAATTTTGTTTATTTAAAATTGGATCCAGAAAAAGGTATTGTTGGTTGCAATCAATTACCCAATATAGAAATAGAAAGGTTAGAACCAGGTAGTACAGATAAATCACCAGCATATGGTGAAATGTCATCTGAAAATCAATCTATGAAATTTAGATGGAAAAACAAACAAATGGAATTCCAACCTTGGGAAATTGCACACTTTAGAATATTGGGTGATGATAGAAAATTACCTTATGGTACATCTTTATTGGAAAAAGCAAGACGTATTTGGAAACAACTTTTATTGGCAGAAGATGCTATGTTAATATATAGAACATCAAGAGCACCTGAACGTAGGGTATTTAAAGTTTTTGTTGGTAATATGGATGATAATGATGTTGAGGCATATGTACAACGTGTTGCAAATAAATTCAAAAGAGAACAAATTGTTGATAGTAAAACAGGTAATGTGGATATGAGATATAATCAAATGGCTGTTGACCAAGATTATTTTGTACCAGTAAGAGACCCTGGACAAGCAAGTCCAATTGAAACTTTAGCTGGTGCTGCAAATCTTGGAGAAATAGCAGATATAGAGTATATCCAGAAAAAATTAGTTACAGCATTAAGGATACCAAAAACATTCTTGGGTTTTGAAGATGTTGCTGGTGAAGGAAAAACTTTAGCATTACAAGATATTAGATTTGCTAGAACAATAAATAGGATACAAAAATGTATGATATCTGAATTGAATAAAATTGCAATTATTCATTTATTCTTATTGGGTTTTGAGGATGAAATATCTAATTTTACTTTGGGATTAACCAATCCATCAACACAATCAGATTTATTAAAAATTGATGTTTGGAAAGAAAAGATTGGGTTGTATAGGGATGCTGTTGCGGATCCTGGTTCAGGTATTTCACCAGTTTCAGCAACATGGGCTAAAAAACATATTTTTGGTTTTTCTGATGAGGAGATTAGATTAGATTTGCAACAACAGAGAATTGAAAGAGCAGTTGGTGAAGAATTAAAACAAACACCTCTCATTATTAAGAAAACTGGATTATTTGATAATATTGATAAATTATATGGTACAGTAAGTGGTGGTACAACAACTGCTGGTGCTGCACCTCCACCACCAGGAGGTACTGATATGGGTGGTATGGATTTGGGTGGTATGGATATGGGAGCGCCTCCACCACCACCAGAAGGTACTGATATGGGTGGTTTAGATATGGGAGCACCACCACCAGATTCAGGTTTAACTCCAGAATCAAGAGATAGAAATTTGAATATTTTACTTGAAAATAACAAATTTAATGGTGCAAATTATATTCCATTATCAAAAGGTCAAAAATCTTTGGGTGATTTAGAAAACGAACTAAAAAAGTTATTAGGTTCATAATATTTATAAAAAAAAGAAAAATATGAAATTTGGTAAAGTAAAAACAATTATTGAAAATAATCTTTCAGAATCTGTAAAAGATAAAAAGATTTTTAAAGAAAACATAAAAAATTTTAAAAAGCATATATTAAGTGATAAAAATTTATCCAAATTATATGTGTTATATGGTGATTTATCAAAACCAAGGGGATTAAGTGAAAGTGCTGCTAAAACTTATCTGGATGAGGGAATTGATTGGGCTAAGAAATTAATTAATAAATCTAAAATACCTGTCATCTTAAATAAACTGGATAATAATGAATATGAAAATATTGATAAATTGGTTTATGAATCAACTAAAAGTATTGAAGAATTAATTGAAATCAAAAAAAATATTTTAAATACATTGACACAACCAATTAAAATTAATGAAAATAAAATTAACTTGCCAATAAGTTCAATGGTTAAAGTTGTTAACACAAAAGTTAATGAATATATTAATTCATTAAATGAGGAGACAAAAAAGGAAATTTTAGCATTATTAAAAGAAGATAAGAATAAATTAAATGAAGATTTTAAATTATTAAAATCTGATACAGAAAAAAAACTGGTTGAACTATCTTTGACTGAAACAAATGTTGAAGTTAAAACAAAAATATTAAAAGCTATTGATAAAGTTAAAACTGATAAGTTTGATATATTGAATTATTATGAAATAAAAAATTTAAATAAATCATTAAATGTTTAATTTCATTTGATAATTATATTGTTTTTGTTTATTTTTAAATAAACAATTAACAATCAATGAAGAATGGAAAAAAAATAAGACTTAGGTTATTTAATGATTTAAAAGTATTTTATGGCACTATTGATTATATTGAATTAAAATCAATTTACATAAATATCCAATCTTGGGTTCAACCCAAAGATGATTATACTAACTGGAAAAAAATTGTTTGCACCCAGTCTAGGGATATTAAGCATACAATATTAGATGTCAATGATTTAAATTTATTTCATAAATCAACAATTGTTGATTTGGATATTAGGCATAGTGGAATTTCATTGGATAAGAAATCTTTTATGAATCTTGAAATAACTTTATTTGTTAAAGTTGGGGTTGATTTTAAATCAATTGAACTAAAAGACTCTGTTAGAAAAATAATAAAAGAAATATATAATAAAAATATTTCAAAAAACAAATATTTTGATTTTTTCATAACAAAAAGAGATTTAATTCAATAAAACAAAACATTTTATATATTTATTATATAAAATATAATATGAATAGTTTAAGAATACTAGAAGCAAATGAAATTGGCCATGGAATATTAATTGAGGCAGATGCTGGGTGGATTAATCCCAAAGACCAATTAAATATTAATTTAATACAAGAAAACAAGAAGTTAGATTATAAGAACCCTTTTGAATTTTATGCTGTACTGCAAAAGCATGATGTACCAAATAGAAATGGTAGAACTTATCCTGAAAAAATATTAAAAAGGGAGGCTGAAAGATACAAAAAAATTATTGAAAAGGGTTTATCTACTTCTGAATTAAATCACCCCGAATCATCCTTAATTGACTTAGATAGAGTTGCTCACTTAATAACAGATATTTGGTGGGATAATAATATACTAATGGGCAAATTATTGTTATTAACTTCTCCTGGCTTCCATGAGAGGGGCATTGTATCAACCAAGGGTGATGTTGCCGCAAATTTAATGAGGCAAGGAGTGAGCCTAGGAATCAGTTCTAGGGGGGTTGGATCGCTTAAAAAAGTTGGGGAGAAAAATGAGGTTCAAGATGATTTTGAATTGATTTGTTTTGATTTGGTTTCATCACCATCAACGCCTGGGGCATACCTATTCTCAAATAAGGAAGATAGGCATAAGTATGATGAGAAATTGGAAGAAGAAAAGAAAATTGACCCATCAAATAATATATTAAAATTAATGAATAAACTTGATAGTTATTTAAAATAAAATGGAAATAGCAACATTAAAAAACATATTTAATTTCCTTGAAATAAATGAAAAAAAGTTCTCCATAAAATGGAAAATGATGAATAAAATCCCATTTACTAAAGAACAATTACATGTAAAAGGTGATTTGGATTTGCAAGGGGAAGACATACAACAATTGCCAGATGGGCTATATGTTAAACGTAATTTATTGTTAAATGCCACACCAATAAAAAAATTGCCAAAAGATTTAAGAGTTGGTGGCAATTTGGAATTACAAGATTGTGAAAATTTAAAATCCCTACCAAAAGATTTAAAAGTTCGTGGGGGTATATGGCTTGCTGGTACACCATTAGGAAGAATGTCAGATGAGAAAATATTAAACATGGTAAAACCAGATGGTTATATAGGTAAAATATATTAAAATGAAAGAAGAAACATTAGGAAAGATATTTGAATTTATCAAAGAAAACAGCAAACAAAATTTACCATTATTTTGGAAAATGAAAAATAATATACCATTAACAGAAGAAGATTTGACTGTTAAAGGTGATTTAAATTTAATAAATTCAAAAATAACATCCTTACCAGATGGATTAAAAGTTGAGGGTGAATTGGATTTATCATATTCAAATATAAAATCATTACCAAAAGGTTTAATAGTTAATAGCCACTTAATATTAGAAGAATCAGAAATACGTTCTTTACCAGAAGGTTTAAAAGTTGGGGGCAATTTAATTTTAGCAAGTTGTGAATATATTTTTTCATTACCAAAAGGATTAAAAGTTGGACATATTTTAGATTTAACAAAATCAAATATAAAAACATTACCAGAAGGATTGGAGGTTGGACATAGTTTATGGCTATTTGGATGTTGGGGTTTAACCTCATTACCAAAAGGCTTGAAAGTTGGGGGTGACTTAAATATTTATAAAACAAAATTAGAAGAATATTCAGATGATGAATTAAGAGAAATGATTAAACCAGGATTTATAAAAGGTTCAATAAATAGATAATAATGGAAATAGCAACATTAAAAAACATATTTAATTTCCTTGAAGTAAATGAAGGGCATAAAAAACCATTATTTTGGAAATTGAAAAATAATATACCATTAACAGAAGAAGATTTAACTGTTAAAGGTGATTTAAATTTAGAAAATTCAAAAATAACATCCTTACCAGATGGTTTGAAAGTTGAGCGTGATTTGATGTTAACCTTTTCAGAAGTAACCTCATTACCAGATAATTTACAAGTTGGGGGTCATTTAAACATAGTTGGTTGTGATGCCATAAACTCATTACCAAAAGGATTAAAAGTTGGC